CATGGCTCAGATTCGAGGTTTGCGTCTGGCAGAGAGCTTCAATGTACCAAGTAAGTCGAGTTCTCCATCTTTTATTACCTACGATTTCTTGCTCTCACGTTTGCAATGCGCTAGTACACCTTGGACTGCACTCACTACCTCTTCAGGTTCAGATGTCACGGTCGTACGCTTGTTGTTTCCCTTACAGGGTATTCAATCGCCAACTTTGGAGTCGCCTATTCCAACGACCTTCTCAGAATGGAAGACATGGATGCAGGAACGTCTCGCTGTGATTTATGAAGATCTTATTCGTCGATACCCTATTTCAGAATTTCATGGTCGTCATGTCAACCCATTAATTTGTAACACCATTGTCGCTTCCTTCTTCTCTAATAGCCCATACTCTTCGTTACTAGATCATGTTATGTTAAGAGTCTCACCTGCTGCCGATATTCTCGATGCTAACCTTCTTCAGAGGAACCATTTCTGGCCTCTGTCAAATGATCTGCTCATGATGCCCGCCGGTAAGAAGTACTGGACTTTTGATGGGTACCAAACTTCAGCCGATGCACCTTGCTTGTTTGGCAAGAACCAAACTCCCTATGCTGATGTTATTTATGGCAGAGATCTAACTAGTTTACTGACCTTTGTCGACTCGGCTCCTTCACAGTTAACTCCACTCGTCCATTTGGATCGTCCTTCCTATGGCCCTCACGTGCTCCTGCCAACAGAGAACGTCATTCCAGCTATCGCCACTTCGTCTAAGGATTGTGCTTTCTGGTTACTCTTAGAATCTTGTCTAGACCAGTTGCGCGCAAATCAATCTTCTTCTCGAAGTACGCCAGTTACTCGACGTATTCATTCTTATCTCGTCGTTCGCTCCCCATATTTCGCTTTTCCGGAGTCCGTGGAATACGCTCTGCTTGCGCTAAACAACGCATCCTTCTGTGGGTCTCAGTTGACTGTTCCAGTACCGAACCATCCTACCTGCAGTATGGTCGCCACCTTGGTCTCGCAACTTTCGGATTCTTCTAAGGCTATAACAGTACCGTCTCCCAAGCCTCGTTCCTTTACCTTATATTCTAATCTCAAGTTTGACTATCCTCAGTCACTTACGCCCTTTATCTCCATCTCACCTCTCACTTTCACAGGAACTCTTGGCTCAGCGTCCCTGTTGAAACCCACTGCAGCATCTGTTCGTTGGCAACCTCAGTTTGATGATAGTACATCCTCTCCCGTCGATCTGGCTCTGAACTTGATGAATTCAGCTTTGACATTACCTGTTACTCCCGACTATGGTTACGCATGGACCGGCTCCCCACTGTTCTCATATGCTGTCAGTGATCGTCATGATGCTGCTGTGCCAATTGATTTGGTCCCTGATTTTCCCGCTGACTATTTTTCTACTGAGCAGCAAGACGCGCGCGCCCGTTTCAGAGATTATCGACTAATCGCTGATCGTTCTCTCCATAAAGACACTGCCAATCTGGCTTGCGTTTCTCAACAACAAGATGCTCTGGGCAATAGGTTCGTGTTCAATGGCATGTCTGTGGCCTACATGGGCGCTTCAGGAACGCACCCTGACGATCAACCCTCTGTGATCACTCCTTGGTTATCTGGTAAGCTAGCCTCTGTGTTCAAGCCCTCATCAATCCGGCAATTCGGTTGGGATGTTACTAAGGGTGTGATTTTGGACGTGACTCACTCTATAGCTTCTGGTGACTTTGGCTTTGTTTATAGTGATGTGGATCAGGTGCAATGTAACAGTGACGATTTGGTCAGTTCAACGCGTGCTTTTATTCTTCAATGCCAAAACCTACTCACTCTGGTGCAAGTCGGAGGATCTTTGATTGTCAAATGCAATTTCCCTACCTCACGGGTCCTAGCTTGGGTGTACACAGAACTAAGTCCATGGTTTAACCGGATTATTGTTATGAAGCCATTATTGTCTAATAATCTTGAGATATATGTTGGTCTGCTACAAAAGCTGGCGATCACTTCTCCTCCATTCGGCCCTAGTTCGTCTGTGGTTGTGTTTCTGACTAAACAGATCCGCCGCTATTCGTCTCTAATCGAAGCGTCCGTTACTCTTCCTGATCGTGGAGCTTCAGTGACTCTAGATAATTCACTAACCTGTCTGTCCCTTAACTTCGTTAATGTGACCTCGGTCGGTTCTGAAGATGATCTTCGAGCGTTAGCATGTTTCTCTTTGCTCTCCTCTCCCTCCACTATTCGGCTTAGTAGACATGAGTATTTTGACAGCTTCCGTACTGCCGTTACTTCTGTTGTTACTCCAGATTCAAGGCGCCTTTGGTCTCGCCTGGCTTATGTGCCACGGATCTTCCCTAGCTCACTGACTGTTCAGTCGCGATCTATAGCTTACAGTCCACCTAGTCTTTTTAAAACCAAGACCAGTCTATGGACTTTACTCTCAGTTTACTACGATTGGGTGTTGTCGGGTATTCCTGGTCGTCCTAATCTATGGATGGATCTTGGAACAGGTCCAGAATGCCGTTTGTTGTCGAAAATTAGTGAGGATATCCCTGTCTGCATGGTGGATGTTCGGCCGTCATACTTACCTATGAACTGTTGGAAGACTCAGACTGACTACATAGTCAAAGATTACACAGACATGCAGGTGATACTGGACTATTCCCCTGACTACGTCTCTGCTATACTTACGTTAGGCGCTGCGTCTTTTTCTTCAGGCGTCTCACTTTCATCCCTTGTGCGCGACTTCTTGAACAGTTGCAAACAGGTTGGTGCCACTAAGATTATTTTCCAGCTGAATTCTCCGGCTGATACCCGTGTGGATTCACCTCATCGTGAGCTTCAGATAGATGTATCCAAACAAATGTTCTTCTTCCCCACACTAGGGCGTAAGGAGCCTTACCTCCCTTTGACTGACGTGATCCAATTACTGTCACAGACTTTTCCTGGTGCTACTGTTGAAATCCGATATCCGGAAGATGACTATTCATGGTTGAGTAATCCACTCGTCAACGGTCTCTCCATCGACACGGATGCCATTAGTAAGCTGTTAGTGCTGTCACAATTCTTCCCGTTATTCATCGTTCACGCGGATGTTAAGTCCGTAACTTTTTCCAATGTGACTTCTGTCGGTTCGGAGATGTCTCTGACGATACATGGTTTCTCGTCCACCTCGTCTTATGACGTCACGCTTGATGGTGTTAGCCTGTTGACTATTTCAGGGGCCAAAGTTGACTCCTCACTGGTTTCTGCCTCTCTGTCCGTTGCTAATGATGATGCTGTACTTCGATTTACTCCCGCCTCCGCTGGCATTTTAAGGGTCTCTCAGACTGCTCCTGTCGTCCTTCCCATTGGTTCCACTGTGATTAGTGCTCCAGATGACGCGATTACCGTCGTATGGCCCTCGTCCCTAGATTACAGTGACGCCGGTACAAATGTCTCCATTACCTGTAACTCGTGGTTCACATTGCGTCTATTTGCTGAACGGGATGGTGAGGTGATTCGCGTTTCGGACGACAAGTATGATATTCGTCCCGCTGGTTCCAACTCGTGGACACTAAACGTGATCCTTGATCGCTCCGACGCCTTTTACAGATTCTTTCTCCGGGATGTCCAGAGTGCTGTTCCTGGCCAATACATTGATTTCGAATTGCAGCAACTGTCCATTCATGTGTGGGATCCTTCAAAGCCATCCTTTTTATCTCCCCCTTACAATGGTGATTTTGTTATCTCGACTCCTGGTGGCCCAGTGCAGTTATCTCGACCCTTCACTCAGATTCCTGCTGACTGGAAAACGGTTAATGTCTCGGTCTCTGTTATCTCGGACCTTCCAAGCTTCCTAGTGCCTCCTTCGGAATACTACGGCATTGTTCCAGTCTAGACGCTGACCCCTGAGAAGGGTGATATATATTCATC